TGTGGAAAGCATACCCAAAGAATCTAACACAAACATGCAAGGTTGGCGATCCTCTATGGGCATTTTGATATATTTATCAACTGCCTTCAGTGCCTTGACTCTAAACTCTTCTATGGTTACTACATTAATAACAACCAGTCTGTTTAAGTCAATTCCCCTATCTGCGAGAAGAGACTTGTTAACAGCGGCTTCAGTGTCAAAATATAAGCAATACCCGTCAGGATTACTATCAAGGAAGTTCTTAACGACAGCGAGACTGAAAAAAGTTTTTCCAGTGCTAGACTCACCAGCAATAGCAGTAATCTTGTTGCCAGATACGCCACCAAATATAGAACCTGAAACGAGTCCGTTAAAAATGTACGAACCCGTGTCCACATATTTTTCAGTGTCGTCAATATCTGATGCGAGTTGTGTGAAGTCATCTCCAATTTCTTTTACAATGTCTTTCAAAAAATCCATTAAGTAGTCCTCGTGTTTAGTGCTCTGTCTTCCTTAACTCCTTTAAGAAGATGATAAAGTCTTGCATCTCCACCAAGAGAAAGAGCATTGATAATTGTTGCTAAATCCTTGTCGTTAATAGGTAATTCCATTAGGAGAAGAAAAGTTCTAGGTTTACAGTTTTCTCTACATTCCATCCAATCGCATCAAGAATAATCTTGAGTGGTTCAAGGAAGGCTTTGTCAAATTGTAGATCATAATCGATATACATGTCAAGACCTAACTCTGTAGGAAAATCCTGAATGAAAGAAATAATATTCTCATGAATAATATTTGGTTTCTTCAGATAACAGAACTTGACCTTTTCACCATTCTGAATGAGAGAGTACTTATTATCCAACTTATGTTGTTTAACATAGTGGTTGTACAATAATGCACCACGTATATGTATAGGAGTTCCTTTTGCATATATTGTAGAATGTGCTTTGTATTTTTCAACATTAGATGCTGATCTAGGGAAGGCAATATCTTCTGGTGGAAGTTTCTTAAAATCCTTTCTTGACTTATCAATAAAGTCTATTACCTCATCCTCAGTACCATTCATCATGATCTTAAGAGCATCCTTAATCATGGTTCTACATGGTGCTGGTGTAGAGGATTTAACTGCCTCAATACCCATCATCTTAAGTTTAGGTTCTTCATATCGAACACCCTCACTATCCCATACATTAAGGATATATCGCTTCTTAGCAGTCCATATACCACGGTCAGCGATGTTCTCTCGTGCCATAACCATCTTCTGGTCATAAGCACTTACGTACTCGGCCAACGCTTGGTAAGAACTCTCAATAAAAGGTTCAAATTCATTCTCACACACCTTATTAAGGAACGTGACAACGCCCTCATTAGTTTTCTCTCTTCCCTCGTATACACGGTCAACCAAAGGGCCGAGATTAAGGTAGATGGAATCAGTATCTGAAGCAATAACATAATCAACACCTTCTGTTTTTAAGATCTTATTGACCTTCTGGTTCATTCTATTTTCTATCCAACGTATGGATACTTGGCCAGACAAAGTAATGGCTTCTGCATTAGCAAGTTTGTAATAGCGGAAGTATTGATTGCCGATAGCACCATAAGCACTATTAAGGGCAATCTTCTTTGCCATCTGTATATTATTACATCGGGCAATTTCTTTTGTGAGTGCATTAGAAGGTTTCTTTTCATAATCTTTTTTTGCTTGGATCATTTTCTTCTTGAAGATTACACGATCTCCATACATCTTATCCATCAACTCTGGGAGGAACCCACGTACATCCTTTCTGTACTGTGCTCCATTGGCACACGTTGCATAATCAGGATTAAAATCAGTTACCTCTTCATTTAGGATTTTTTCAACGCTTGCACTGGGATGTCGAGTCTCTCTGAGGGTCTCTGGGGAAATATTGTACTGCATAATAAGGTGAGGGTACAGACTGTTAAGGTCAAAACTAACAACCCAATCATACTTTCCTGGTTTCGGTTCCTTGACATAAGCACCTGCATACTTTTCATTCTTTTGGGATCTATTCTTAGGGGGAATAACAATGTTCCTCTTCTTCAAATAGTTGTAGATGATTGTATCCCACATCCGTACCTGATAGAACACATCATTATAATTGACTTTAGCATCATAAGCCATAGTCAGTGCAAGTTCGATCAGTTTCATCTTGTCTTCCAGACGGTCAACAAGTTCCACGTCAATTATATTGTATTCAATAAACTTCTGCCAATGTTGTGTATAGAAGTCCTTAAACGTATCAAACTCCGAGTGGTCTAACTTTTTCTGACCTAGTTCTACTTGGGCAATATAATCCAACCGATAAGACTCTTGTGCCTTATAAGTAAACTTCTTATAGAGATTAATATAATCTAACTGCGTTACACCACCCACATCGAATGTAATATGAGTACGTCCCATTTTTACAATCTCACCTTCACTTACGAGGCCCCAAGGCGAGAATCTCTTCATCAACTTCTCACCAAGAACTCGCTCAAGACGTTTACAGATATAAGGGATATCAAAAAATTCTATGTTCCATCCCGTAATCACATCTGGAACATCTTGCATCCAATAGTTTATGAAGGAGGAAAGTAATTCATGCTCCGTAGGACAATGATGATAGGTTACATCATTCCTAGTATTCTTAAAGGGTTTACTTCCCCAAGTAACGATCTGCTTAGTTGTATAGTCTTGTATTGTGATTGCCAGAATCTCTTCGACACACGATTCCACATCAGGGAAGCCTTGCTCAGACGTAGTTTCAATATCCAAAGTAACAAGTTTAATCTTGCTGATGTCAAACTTGATTTCATCCTCTGGGTATTTCTCTGAAATATACTGATAGATATATCTGTCATTGCCATAGATCTCAAAGTTCTCAATTCCATCATACTTCTTATAGAACTCACGGCAATCCCGTACTGAACCTGGATGGATTTCTTCAACTGCTTCTCCATTTAATGTTTTATATTTAGTCTTCTTCTTCGACTTGACGAATAGAGTAGGGAAAAACTCATCACGATGTTCATACCTTCTACCATTTTCAACTCCTCGGACCAAGAATTGGTTTCCGATTAGTTGAACGTTGGTGTAGAATTTCATGCTGTAAGGTCTTGATATTTTTCAAGTAAGGTGGGGGTTGGATCTACAAGAGTAAGAATCTTGTCAGAACTCATCAAGAAGATATCATCTTTGGTCACATTAAGCAACCAAGGTTCTAAAACGAGTTCATCCTTAATAATAAAAGGATTAATGAGTTTGCAGTCTGGTTCACCAGGAACCACAGCTGCTACTTCTTCAATCTCACTAATCAGAAGTTGTTGACTTACTAGAGTCACTATCTTCACTGTCTTTGCCATTTCCTACTACATCCTCCAAGTACATTGTTTTTAATTGGTCTTTAGGTTCCACTATCGTTACCACCCAATCAGATGGAACAGGAACATTTGAATCTGCTGATAAAGGCATCCAAGGAAACATAGAAATCTTAAAAGCAGATTTCTTTTCAGTAGAATCTTGACCCTCTTTAAGTTTTACGATACAAGCTTTATCAAAAAAGTATCCAATAATTTTTGCATCTTTATCTTCTCCTACACGCATCTCTGTAACATCAGCAATGATGTCTTCACCTGATTTTAATAGTACAAGTTTTACGGTCATAATCTACATTTACCTCATTATATTATAAGAAAAAAAAGAGAGTCTGTCAAGACTCTCTCTTCCTCTCAATTTCCGCATCTACAATGTCTTGCAGTTTTTCAAATTCTCTCACACGGTCAACATCTATAAGCAATTGAGAGAGTTGAGTAACTACTATGGGTTTTTCATTCGTAGCAGAACATCTAATTGCTGCTCTGAGACTACTCTCTGCTTCGAGTAGATGGTCTAGTGTTTGTTGCGATAAAGCCATAATTAAAGATACTCTTTTCGAGCGTGATGTTCTGGTACTATCTTATTTAGTTCCACTGTTAATAATCCATCTTCAAACTTGACGGATCCAACCTTTGTATCATCGGTGACCGTCCAGACTCGTTCAAAGGAACGTTGGGCCAATCCTTTATGGACAAACGTTCCATCAACTTTCGATTCTTCTTTACTGCCTTGCACATGTAACTTTCCAAACTCCGTATAGACTTTGAGTTCATCTTTCTTGAAGCCTGCCAAGGCGATTTCGAGTTTCGACTCATGATTGTTTAATTGTATTAAATTATATGGTGGATAATTTGATTGTGGGACATCTGAATTAAAGAAAGTATTCAGATAATCATCCATCCCTATGCTATTCTTTGTAATCTTATCGAAAAGATCTGGAAGATTAGCAGCATGGTATCTTGCTAGTGTAGTCATGGTTCTCCTTATTAAGCGAGTGTGAATTTTGTACCCGAAGCGTACACTACTACTTATACAAGTAACCATTAAAAAGAGGGGAGTGAATCCCCTCCCATTCTATTCGGTTTTCTTTAATCTAATACTAATCTACATTCACTGATACAACTTTTGTCATCTATTGCACAGTCAGTGATACACTCAAAGTATTCCGCTACTTGATCTGTATCCTCGGTCTCTTCATAAGAAGGCCATGCTTTCATCCT